AACGGTTTTGAAATTTATCTCAAGAAGTCTCACATGACGATCAATCCGGATGCCAGCATCACAATCGAACATGCGGATTCACAAAGCATCATTGAATTGGTCGGACCTGATTGCAACATTACGACACAAGCAAACGTCAACATCACAGCCGCGACAAAAATCGAAGCGACTGCTGAGACATGCATACTCAACGGAACTAAGAAGACTCAGCTAGGGCCATCGGGAAATTACAGCGCCGTTGGAGCTGAACCGATGTGGGCATTCGTAAAAGCTCTAAGTGCTGCTGTTGACTTAAAATGGCCATGCAGCCCAGGTGTAAATAGTGCGGCAGCAGCAGCTGCAGAAATTGCATCATCATCTAAGAATGTTAAAGTTTCTGTGCCTTAAAAAGTTGCTGTAGATCTTAAATGGCCTAAGATATATAAAATAAAACTATGTATCATTACGTCTATAAATTAGCAAATCCTATTACAAATGAATTTTATATCGGTAGCAGAAGTTGTAAATGCAAGCCAGCTGAAGATACTTATATAGGTTCAATGCAAGCATGGCCAAAGCAACCTGGATTCAATAAAAAAATATTAGTAAAGTCTATTTTAAAGGATTCATTCAATTCACATGAAGATAAATTAAGTTATGAATTAAACTTAATTAAGGAACATTGGAATGATCCACTAAATAGAAATTATTCTTTACCGAATTCTTCTTTTAGTAATGGTACATTCACAGTAGAAGATTGCGCTGGTAATCGTTTTATTGTAAAACCAAATGATCCACGTCTGCTAGATGGATTAGTTATTAAATTATCTACATATAAAGATAAAAATGGTAAGATTTCATATGTACGTATAGACGATCCAAAAGTTTTAACCGGTGAACTTGTTGGTATTAATAAAGGTAAAAAAAGCGTATCTAACAAAGACGGTAAAATATTTCAGGTTTCATTAAGTGACGATAGATTAAAAACAGGTGAACTTGTTGGTATTAATAAAGGAAAAACTCTCACAAAAGATAAATGCGGAAATAAATTATTTGTCAACTCTGATGATATAAGATTAAAAACAGGTGAACTTGTTGGTATAACAAAAGATTTTTTTACTGTTGAGGATAAAGATGGCAATTATTTTAATGTAACTAAAGATGATGAGCGAGTTTTAAATGGCGAATTAGTTGCAACAAACAAGAACAGAATTTATGTCGAAAAGGATAACGAAATCAAAAGGATAAAGAAACATGAATTGTTAGAATATGAACTAAACGGTTGGAAAAAACATAAATTACATGATGGAAAAAAGACTGTTTATAATAAAACTACTTTAAAAACAAAAAGATTAAAGCCTGACGATGTCAAAGCTTTTTTATTAAACAATCTTGATTGGATTGAGGGACGCCCGCCTGGAAGAAAATTTATTCACAATGATGAACTTAAAGAAAATCGTTACATTTTTGAAAAAGAAATCGTCAATTACGGTGATGATTGGAAACTTGGAAGAAAGCATTATAAACAAGCATCAACCTCACAAAACGTCAAGGTGACCGTGCCTTAGTGAATCTTTATTTTGAAGAAATATATACATAATGCCAAGCGCGGAAGAAGCTCAATCATACGTATCCTCGATTTTATCATTGCTTGATTCAAAGCAATCACAAGCTGATGCAATCGTAAACGAAATCAAGAAACATGCGGTTGACATAAATGGAGTTCCTTATATCAAAGATGAATCAAGCAATTCGCAAGATCTTATATCGATCATTTCTGACTCATACGGAAATATCATAGATCCTTCACCAATAGTCTCCGCGAAGTCTTCTGTCATTGACGTTCCGGTGACGGCATGTCCTACAACTCCGCCTCCAGAATTTCCTAAATATTCGCAAAGCGAAATCAATAAAGTTGTGGCCGACGTCGCGGCTGAATGTGAAACTCGTGGAGTTCCGTCTCCTTTACTTCGAGGAGTTTCTCTGAAAGAATCCATCGCTGCAAAGTGTGACATCACCGCTCCAGTTATTCTTGAACCCGCTACCTTTTTACCTACGCCTCCCTTTGGCGCTGTACAAGCTGCCGCTGGGGAATCTCCTTATGCAACGACAACGGAGCCAAAAGATTCTTTAAAGCGTCCTGCAAAGACCATCATAATACTCGAAGATCTTACAAAACTCTCAGCGAAAGGAGTGACTCTAGTCGATGTCACTCCTCTTAAAAAGGTAGGTGATAGAGTCTCTTGCGGAGAAGCCATCATGAAAGTAGGCAATAAGACTCTTACGTCTCCGATAAACTCAGGAATCATAAAAAAGATTCATGCAGCAGGCAAAGCCGCAAAGAATCAACAGCTCGTGACGATCGAAGACACTTCTACAGATGATCCCATCGGAAAAACTCTTTCACAAGCCGATGACATATCTAAAAAACTTAATGACGTCACCTCGCTGAAAGATCAATTGGGAAAGATGGAACATGATCTCTGGACAAAAAAGATCATATTGGGTATTTATGAAGGCCAACTGCAAGGCTACTTGGAATATTACAAGTCTTTTACTGCGTTGATACAACAACGAGATGATCTGAGTTCTCGATTTGTAGCAAACACTGAGACGATAAAAAAGTTGTTAGGAGGCTCTTTGAATTATTCGACTCTATCATCAACGGGTTCTAAAGGTCCAGCAGCTCCTATACCATCAGCAGACAATATCAAAAAGGCTGATTCATTGCTTAAAGACCAACAAGACTTAGCGACGCAGATCAACACAATCAATTCACAAATAACTGTTCTACAAAAATCTCAGCCTACATATTTCACAATTGATGGAAGCACTGGATCATTAGCTTCAGCAGAAAAAACAACATCAGGCAACTCTATCGAATACAAATTAGTTCCACTTAATCCTATGCAAAAGTCAAAACCCGCTTTGAGGCAGTCGGATGTACTCACCAAATTGGGTCCTACGGTTCTTTCTTTCACAAACAATCTCTTGTTCAATGGATCTTATACGCCCGACAAATGGAATGAAGCTATAGCCCCTCCAATCACAACCAAAGGGTATAATGCAGCAAAATTAGACATCGACATCAATCACCCTGGAAGTTTCTCTTACAACAAAATTCTTTCAGGAAGCGGTGATTTTAATTTTGTGTTTAGAATCTCGAATTCTTTCAGAAGCATTCCTTGGCGCGGATCTTTGTATCAATCAAGGAAAGATTTTTATGATGCTGTGACATCTGCGACAAACGACATCAAGAACAAAGTCAACACAGATTCTTCGGCGAAAAAACTCAACGATTTAAGAACTCAAGAAAGACTATTGCCGCTTCAAATTCAAGACCTCGCAAACAAAGTCTATGATCAAGTCATTGAAGTTTCAAAACAATTTGGCTACTATCAAATCTACCAAAGTTCAATATATCTTCAAAGAGGAGCTGATAAAACAGCAGAATTGACAAAACAACGAGACGATGCAAAAGCAATTTTCGATGCTGACTACACGGTCTTTCAAGAAATCTTAAAAAAATTAGCAGATGTCGAGGCGGCGATCGATGACTTTCCGATAACACTACAAAAGAATTTTAGCGGCGGCTGTGTATTGCCGGACGCTAGTGATCCGACATGTCTACATGTCGAGGGTGAAGCTGTGAACATGATCAAATGGCCAAAATCAAGTGTGCCTTTGCCTACAGATGACGACAATTATCGAGGAAATCCTCAACCCAATTCTCCACCCATCACCGAGTTTTCTTACTGGCAAAAGTACTGTGCAAAGGCCACGGTAGTCAATCTTCTTCCTACGTTTTGGCCTATTGGACTCTTGATACCTACTCCTGCTGGGTTGTTGAAAATACCTCTTCCGATTATCTGGACACCGTTCGCGGTAATTCCAACACCTTTCTGTGTGCTTGTGATTGGGTTGGCCCTTTGTGGAATTTGTCCAGCGCCGTTTGTTTACGTCGTCAACCCAGGTTGGCCGTTTCCTATCAGTGTCGCAGGCCCACAATCTTCTTGGCACGTCACCGGAATTCGTGGTCCACAGCAAATTGCTGGATTGACGACATCGACTCCGCTTCCTGCATTTCCAAAAATCACGATACCGCTAAAATACACGGTCAAAGGAGTAACCAATCAGCAGCCTGTGACAATCGATGCAGCGCCTTACTTGACAAAGCTCTTGCCTTTCTCACAAGATGATCTTCCACCTTACGAAAGATTGACTCTTTCGAATCTTCCTTACATTTTGTACCTGACAAAATGGTGTGCAGCAGGAAAAAAGACGATGGGTTTTTTTGAGAATCCCTAATAACATTGGATATATACTCTACAAATAAAATAAAATGGAACTAAAAAAACAAATTGACACCGAGACACTAGCATTTGATGACAACTATTGGTTGTACCTATCAAAACAAAAGAGTAAGAACTTCAACCAAGCAGTAAGTGAAAAGTACGGACTTAACGTATATTCTCACGAATCTTATGCAGAGGATCTTGCCAAACTTTATTCAGGAATTTCAGAAGTAGCGAACAAAGAGCCTAGACCAGGTGAAATATACAAAGTGGTCGATGTGAGAGTGATTAGCTCTAAAGAACTCCAATTGACACTATCAGGATTTCTTGATGCAGTAGTTAACCTAGACCAGGAAAAGCGTTTCCTTTCGATGATTGGAACGACCGAAACTGAGTTGATAGAATCTTTGAAGACCGAAGAAGGAAGAGTAAAGTTTTGTCTTGCCAACTATCATGTAAGAATTGAAATCGTATTCCCTTATGTCAAAGCTTCGTTGTACGAAGGCCAATTATCACACGTGAAGAAAGATTTCTTTGAACAAATCAAGAATCCGACTGCTGCTTACTATGGAACAATCACTGGTAAGAATCAAGGAGGATTTATCATTTCAGTCGAAGGAGTCAATGGTTTCTTACCAGGTTCTCTTGCTGCTGCAAACGTAGTCAGAGATTTTGATGATATGATAGGAAAAGTTGTTCCTGTGATGATCGAAGATTTCTTGGCAGAGAGCAACATATTTGTTTTCTCGTATAAGAAATACTTATCACATGTATTGCCATCAAAGATTAATGCTCTTGATCTTGATAAAAAATACACAGGTACTATCACTGGTCTTGCGAAGTATGGTATCTTTGTCGAGTTCGATGAAATATTCACTGGTCTTTTACACAGCAGTAAAATGTCAAATGAATTGAAAGAAAGATTCAAGAACTATGAATTAAGCGCGGGCGACACAGTAGACTTTTGGATCAAAGAAATTACTCCTGACAAGAAAATCATCTTGACCGATGAAAATCCGTTGGTAAGAGTAAAAGAATTGGAAGAATTCAAAGAAAAGAACCTTGGAATTATTCGCGGTGGTGAAGTAGTTTCGATTCAGCCATTTGGTGCTTTGATCAAATTACAAAAAGACATCGTTGGTTTGATTTCACAAAAAGAAATCAAGACAAAGAAAAAGAGATACACCGTTGGTGACAAAGTGATGGTTACAATTGAAAGAGTCCAGAACGACAAAATATTCTTGACGATTCCAAACGAAGAATAAAACAAATTTATTAAATGAAGATCAAAAAATCTTACACAGAGAAAGAAGTATTAGATGGAGCACGTCTAGGGATAGAATTCGAGTTCTATTCAAATCTTCCTCTTGAAGAAACGGCAAAGTCTATTGCTCAGTACATCGGTAAACGTGTAGTCATTCCGATGGCACTGAGCAATATCCTTGAGCCAAAACCTCTTTATCACTCTCCTGTCAATCCGTCGGCTGATATTTTTAAGCTTGAACCAGATTATTCAGGTGGAAAAAATATGTGTGAATTGGTAACAGGCCCTATGGCTTATCGCGATGCCAGAAATGTATTGATCAAAGTTTTTGAATGGATTGGAACAAATGGCTACACAAACGAACGTTGTTCAACTCACGCAAACGTCAGCATAGATCCAAATAAGATACATACTCTATCACTGATTCCGCAGTTACACATTGCAAAATTCATATTGGATTTCGATGAACAAAGAATCTATGACATATTTCCAGAAAGAGCTGAATCGGTTTACGCGCGAAGCATCAAGAGCATTCGCCCAAACAAAGTGCTATTTTTCAGCCCTGGGCTCGAAGAATTTAGCCGAGCAACATTGACGCTTCCTGCTGATGAAAAATACTATGGAGTGAATTTCCTAAAAGCTGAAAAAGGATACTTGGAATATCGTTACATGGGCGGAAAGGATTATCACAAAAAGACTCGTAAGATACTTGATTTGATCGACTATTACATTATGCATTTGTACAATACATTGAATTTCAACGGAGTTTTTTCCGAGAATGATCGAGCAAAGTATAAAGCGTTGATGGAAAGACAACATATCATTTACAAATCATTCATAAAGTACGGAGAATTCAAAAAGAATTTTCCTGACATTGAAGTTTCTATGGACCTGCAACATGATGATCAATCTCTGCAAGCTGTTTGGAACAATTTGCGCGATAAATTATTTGAATTGATCGTCACTGGTGGTATGAAGAAAGGTAAGTTCAATTATGACACAGAAATAGGAAGGTACCAGCTCAGAGAGACAAAAATCGACAATTGTAAAGTATCGGACATTGAATTCATTGAATGCGAAGTACAAGGCGTGATTTCGCGTTCTTGGTTTTACAACTGTGTCGTCAAAAACTCTCGAATCGAACACTCCGTCGCAATGAAAGAAAATGTTTTCAATTTCTCAAAAATTGCTGACACACCTCTACATATGACGAACATTTGTAACGACTGTTTCATTGAAAACAAGCGCCATGTAATCAACTGCGAAGTGAATAGCGGCGTAATCAGAAATGGTGAAATTGGTAAGTTAGCAAAAATATCGAAAGAAACTATGATAGTCGAACTCATCGAACCTGCCGAATCGCCTGGCAGCTTTAAAGAGGATGATGAAGATAAGAAAAAAGTAAAAAATAAAAAATAAAATGAGCAAGTTACAATTACAACCAATCATGTCTATTCAAGAAATAGAAGATCTTAACGGCTTTAACAAATTCAGCCAAAAGACAAAAGTTACAATCAAAAATGGTGTATTGACAATCACGTCTCCAGATTCAACTGCTGATGAGATCGATGAAAATCTTTCTAAGATTGGGTTTCCATCTTTGGGAGATCTTAAAGCTGCAATTCAAGGTTCTGTAGAGACTGGTACTCTTGGTGAAAAATACTCGATCAAGTTTACTCTTAAGTAATTCATTGACTAAAATAAAACAACAAAGATAATCAAATCATTTGAAAAATTTGTCTATGAATCTAAAATTGCTGAGATAACAGAAATGGCTCTTGCAGATGTAAACGTACAAGCGGTTTTAAAAGAATGGGATTCCGCTGATAAAAAGAGAAAAGAAGAAATTTCCGAAGAAATTTCTGGAACTTCTCACAATGATCGTAATCGTATCATCAAGGACATGTCCGAATACAGCTACGAAGAGATCAAGGAAACAATGGAAAAGTTAGGAATAACTTTCTAAAATAACAAAGGTTACATGACCCGAAATGAGCTTATTGAAATAGTCAACGGTGAAATCACCGGTAGCGGATCTTTGCCTTATTCTGTGCCCGAAAAGGAAAGCAATCGTATCATTGATCAGTCACTGAATTGGTTCTTTCAAAACTATGGCCCAGCGACCGAGACACAATATTATGTGATCGAGCAAAAATGGTTTTCTTCGGATGAATTCACGAAAACTCGTGCGCTCTTGCTGCCTGATTGTGTTGTTTCTGTTTTCGAAGTAAAAGAAATCAGCGGTGGCGGTCGTCTAGGTACGATCGACCGAGATTTTGCTGATAACCGTTTGATCGCATCCGAGCTGTTCTTGTCACCCTTCCAATCAGATGATTTGGTGCTTAGGACTGCACAGTATTCATATTGGGATTTGACGCAAGCTTTCATACTTGAAAGAATTTCTTACGATTACAACAGAAATACACACCGTCTAAAAATACTTGGGCGTGATCCAAAAAAAGACGTATTTTTGCAGACTTGTGCAAAGATCGAAGAAAATCGTTTGTACGATGATTGGTTCTTTCAACGCTGGGTGACTGCTCAATCCAAAATGTCGTTGGCTCGCATCCTAGGAACGTTTAAGTTTAATCTTCCAGGTGGAATCGAAGTCGATGCAAGCGCGATGAAAGACGAAGGAAAAGAAGAATTAGAAGAGATCAAAAAACGGATCGACGACGAAAACAGTCCCGATTGGTTTTACATTTTCCACTCTTTTGTTCCATTTGTGATAGCTTTAAGCGCTTTATCACTATTGTCATAAATAAGTCTGGTGTATTTTCAGCATTTTTTATGTTGATATATAGAATAAACTATTTCTATTATGTCAATATTTGAAAAATATTTCAAAGAAAAGTACAACCCGCTAAGACCTAGCACATTTATCATAAAGGTCAAAGCAAACACAAATGGAGAACTTGACGATTTGAAAAGGCTTACGTCTTTCTTGGATGAATATTATAAAAATCCGCCAGTGACGCAGAGGATAAAGCACTATGCCGCTGGCGTTTTTTTTGTTCATAAATGTCCAATATGCGATAATCCTCTTTTGTATAGAGAAAAACCAAACCCGGATTATCATAAGACTTGTGGAAAGATAGAATGTAGACATAAGTTTAATTATCTTTCAACGGCTGAGTCAATGAAAGAAAAATACGGGGTGGAAAACATTTCTCAAACAAAGGAATGGAATGAAAAGGTAAAAAGCACAAATTTGCGAAAAAGAGGAGTTGAATGGAACACGCAAAGAATCGAGTTGATAGATGCAAGAAGAGCTTCTTGGAAAGAAAATAAAGAAGATCAAATAGCTGCTAGAATTGCAACGAATCAAAAAAAGTATGGATCAGATTACGCAATACAGAATAAAGAAGTAAAAGAAAAGTTTAAAAAATCAATAAATAATTCTGAAGATCTATCGGATATTACTTCACTGCGTATTCAAACTTCTAAAAAGAACAATGAACAATGAAATACCTTCAAACATACGAACAATTCGTAAACGAGAACGATGATGACACTGGAATGCCAAGAAGCACCACTGCTTCATTAGGTCCTAAAATGGGTCGTCTTGTCATCGGAGGACCAAGCGTCGAAAAGAATAAAGAAAAGATCTTGGCAGGAATCGCAAAAGTCGATTCTTCAGCAAAGATGGATTTTTATCCAGCGACAGGTAAAATCGTAGGAACTTTTGCGACATCAACGATCAAAGACGTGCAAAAAGTTCTTCGTGGTATCGATGCAAATCTTACCGCCGAAATTAAAAATGCAGCAAAAAAATAATTCACGATGCCTACTCCATCTTTTACACAGTACCTGAATGAAAGTCTTAACGAATCGTTGTCCGATTACTTAAGCGCTATCAAAAAACATGATTGGTACTATATGATGAGCGACGATGATAGAGTCTATCGCCAAGCTCAAACCGAAATCAGCAAAATCAAGCAATTGTACGCTGAACTTCCAGAAAAAAACAAAACCGAAGCTTTTCGAGCGTTCAATGCAATGAAAAAGGAAAACTTTCCAAATGCAAACGACCTTGATCAAAAAAAGTTTGACGGTTACCACGGTTAATGCTAAGAGAATTATACTGTCGAAACTCGAGTGATCCAAGCTACAATCCAAAACAGCTGGTCACAAACAGCGCCTTAGAAGGACTGCTGACAAAAATCCGTATGATCATTTTCACAAAAACGGGTGAAATATTGGGAGTCCCTGAATTGGGACTCAATTTGGAAGAACATTTGTTTGAACTAAACGCAAACACCTCACAAATAAAAAGAGCTTTCTACGATCAGCTCGCTGCATACGCTCCCGAAGCTGGGAGATTTAATGTGGAAATCGATGTAAATTTTCAGCCTGGAGAAGTCCGGGACATTTGCTTTATTGATATATACATAGACGGTACCAAGTTATTGGGCGTCTTGGCAAAATAAAGCAGAAAAAATCGATGTCTACATCCAGTACACCAAAAATATTTACGCTGGCAGGTCTCTCTTTCGAGCAGATGTACGCTAACGTAAGAACCTACCTCATCAATCAATTTCAACAAGTCGGTGATGTTTTTAGCCCGGCAAGTGCATACGGACAGCTAATGTCTGTAATCCTTGACATGGGTAAGTTGATTTTCTACTACATAGAAGACAGCGTCACCGAAATGAACATCTACACAGCTTCTCGAGACGTATCAATCAAAAGTTTGGCCAGAATTGCTGGTCATAATCCTACAAGATCCATCTCAGCATCGGGCACTTTGATACTTTCTTACAGCGGAGCGGGAATCGACATGTACGGAAATACAGTCATCATTCCAAACTATACAAAACTTACGAACTCTATCACAGGTCTACCTTATTTGATAGTTCTTAACACAGAAGAGACTCGACTCGAGCTCACTGGTAAGAAACAAGTCGAAGTAAAGATAATGCAAGGTGAAATCGAGGCGCAACAGTTGACAGGCACCGGTAGAGAAATGCAATCGTTCAGCATCAATCCAAAAAGAGGGTATCAAATCGACAATGATTTTGTCAACCTATATGTGAACAATGAAGCCTGGAAAGTCTATGATTCAATGTACGACATTCCATATCAAACAAACGGTGCAATGATCAAAACAGGTATCAATGGCGGACTTGACATTTATTTTGGGAATACCTACTTTGGAGCAGTCCCTGCTCTAGGTTCAACTATACGAGTCGAATACCTCACAAATGCTGGAAACGCTGGAAACATTTTCGATGACGAGAATCCTTCATTTGATTTTGTCGACGACGGATTTGATTTGGCAGGAAATACAGTCGATCTTAACAAAGCATTGAACACAAGAATTGGACTATCTGTCAATTTTGGAGCTGATTCTGAGCCAGTCTATTTGACACAAGTGCTGGCGCCAAAGACCAGTCGCGCGTATGTTCTTGCAAATCCTGACAACTATACATATTTCATGGAAAGATTCAACATGTTCAGTGTTGTTGACGCGTTCAATACGTTCGATGACAACAATTTTGCTGATGATAATATTGTCTATTTGTTTTTGATTCCTGACGTCAACAAAAGAAAACCATCAAATGCTGACTATTTCAATACACCGATCAATCTTTTCACGCTATCCGATGATGAAAAGAATAAAATATACAATTTGATCGAACAAAGCGGACAAAAGGTGATCAACACAGTTCTAAAGATCGTAGATCCAATAATTAAGAAATATGTAATCAACATTCAAATTGGTGCATTCAGCGGTTATAGCAAAGATGTGATTCGCCAACAGATCGTATCAAAATGCTCTGATTACTTCTTAAGCAATCGTCGAAGAGATAAAATACCAAAATCTGACTTAATTGCGATCATTGAGGGGATTGAAGGTGTCGATTCAGTAAATGTTTGGTTTGTTTCAGAAGCGAATGAAGCCTATAAAGCTGATCCGGCTAATGCACAAAATGCTCCGATAGGTCTTGATGATTTTGGAGATGTTGTCATTGGACGCGGAGAGCTTGCATTAATTCGAGGTGGATGGAATGATCGCGCTGGTTTTTATTATTATGATACAACTGATTCTTCGAAACCAGGAAGCATTAATATAGTATTTGGAACAGATACCAATCTAAACCTAAACATGGAATTGCACAGAATCAATGTCGATTCTATAATGAACAACTAATAACATGACAGGAACATCAGAACCACGACAAGGAGATTACTTGGTAAGAACAAGTTACTATGATTATATGATTCATCTACAAGATGATCTGCTAAACACAGGTTATGACTGGAGAACAAATCTATTTCAAAAATCTACTTCTAATTATTTGCTTGCTGAGACAAAAAGAGCAGGAATCATCAATCAATTCCAGACATTGATGGTTTATTTGATCGACCGTGTAAGTATGATAAAAAAATCTTTTAACTACACAGTCGATAAAAACTACAAATATCTTAACTAAATGCTACTCAATAACAGATTTAGAATTTTTAATAAGAACGGAGAAAACATCAATCCTATTGATCGTTTCAATCTCTATGTTACAATCATCGATCCAGAAAATACTGGAGTAAATGGATATGTACGTGCTTATGTTGATTATACAGGAAAGCTTGTCCATGTAGAAATAGTCGAAAGTGGATTCGGATATAGTAGTGAAACCTACTTACGATTTGATACAATGATATACCCAAACACATTTATCGAAACGGATTCATCTCTTTTGTCAAAAGGTGAAAATGGAGAATTGTTGTCTTACGCTATTCCGGACATCTATGACAGGTTTCCTGCTCCATCTTCTTATTCATTTACAAACTATTATTTGCCAAACGTCTCGACTGGATTAATTGAATCAGAAAACTTTTTCATTGTTGAAAAAGTCATTGATGAAAATGGGAATGAAGCATATACATATCCTAGAGTAGAGAGCTATGGACCATTTAATTTTTCAAGTTATGTATCAAATGGCATAAGTGCTACGTTGACAGTGCTTTCGGTAGATTTCAATGGATATGTAAATTCTGACTATCCTTTTATGATCGCGGGAGCTCCTAACTTAGAAAGCATAGTAGTTGGAATGACTGTCATCGGAAATAATGTTCCATCTGGAACAACAATTACAGGATTTACAAATCATCCAGATGGAACAATTGACATATTTCTGTCAAATTCTCTTACATCTTTTGGTAATTTATCTTTTAGCGCTTATATTGAACACAATTTACAAGCTGGTTCTGAAATATCTATTCCTACTGGAAATTTAGCAGGGTCTTATATAGTAACACAAATCTCGGATTTATCAATTTCTTTTGATAGCAATTTGATTGATAGCGGAGGATCTGGAATATATTATGTAATCCCGCAATTTCAAGCAATTTTAACATCAAATAGTGATCCAGAATTTTTCTTTTACACAGTTCAATATAATGTAGACTATCCTACCATAATTAAGTCTCAAGTATTAAATTTTCAATTCACTAATCCTTCTCTATTAGATTCTCCTGATACTTTTTCTAGTGGAAATGGTGAATTTACTCGTGTTTTGCATTCTTCTTTAGAAAGTAAAGCTTTTCAATTAAACGTAGGTTTACAAGCTGATTATGAAGGTGTATATGACGCTGTTATTCAAATTTCTGATGTGTCATTTTCCACTCCAAGCACCATATTTGTTGCTTTCATTGAAGGAGAAGTTGAAGGAGAGGATGAAAGATTAGGTCTTCTTTTAGAAAATTTTGGAAGAGATGTAAATATTGAAGAGGAATTGATATTTAGAGATTCTGACATTAACGAAGGAAATGTTGATTATATTCTCTTAAATCAAAAGAGAAAGGAAATGTTGATTCAAGGCGATCAAATTTGGCCTTATCTTGGATCTTACAAAGGATTAGTGAATATTGTTAATTGGTTTGGATATTATGATATTAGAATCAAAGAATACTTTTTGAATGTCAACATCAATGATGTGTATTATAATACATACCGTCATGTGCAGATACCTTTTCAGTTGGCTGAAAAAGGAATACACCCTGAATCAATCAATCTCGTGCCTAGTCAATATTATCGAAAGACCGGATTGTTTGGATTATTTTATGACATAGTCAAAGATAGCGGAACTTTTGATGAGTATGGTATTCCGGTAACAGAAGATGCGTTTGCTTATACAAATGATGAAGTACTTATAAAATTATTTGCACTAAAAACATTTCTTAAAAATAAATTTCTTCCTCTTAATACAAGAATAGTAGACATTGCAGGAGAAGGAGTTTATTATGAAAGATATGCAATAAATTCATGGTCAGACCGTAATGATCGTTTTTTAATTGATGCTGGTAAAAGAATAGATTTCTATGTACCTGATTCTGTTCAAATAATTGATTCCCGTCTTTATAATAGTTTAGGAGGAGTTCTTTCTCCTGAATTATCTGATGCATTAAATAAAAATACTTCTACATATAACTTTAGCACAGTCACAATAATAGATGGCGGATCTTTTTCAGGAATAATTCCAAAAGTAACTTTTCCAGGAAACGCAATTCAACAAGCTTTTGGCACATGTCGTGTAAATGCTCTATTAGATCAAGAAATTTCATTTGGCGGCGGATATGGATCTGGATATGCGATCAATGATATTATAACTCTTGAAGGTGGTGTGTATGAAATACCTATAAGAGTAGTTGTCACCGGTATTAATACTGATGGAAGCGTTATTAGCATTACAATTAATCATCCTGAATTTACAGGAAAAAATTACACATCATTACCCATAACTTTTTCCCAATATTCTGTAATGAGACCAGTTGGATCTCAGTACGAAGTTCCGTTAGGAGCTTCTGGTTTTTCTTTAACTTCTTCTTTACTTTATTACACATTAAGTGGCATTACTTTATCAAACCTAGGAATTGGATATAGCACAATACCAAGTGCTCAATTTATTGCTATTGATAATATAATCACAAATCCGATAGTCAACCTGAATTATGTATCATCGCCTGATACTCCTGTAGGTTACTATACAAATAGTGTAAATGTTGAAAGATACCCAGATTCTCCTGAAATCATGATAGCTGCTCCTTTGAATATGAGCACAGATTTTGTATTGACTTGGGATGAAGTGCCGTACTCTTGGAACACATTCACTGGAAGCAATGACGCGAATCTAAAAGCTTGGACAAACAATCTTCCTGCTGGAAACGGAGAATTGATAGCTATTGAAATAATCAGTCAAGGTGAAAGCTATACATCAGCTCCTTCTTTAACTATTCAAGGAGGTGGAGGATATGGAGCAACTGCTATAGCACAGACTCAAGCAGGGATGATTAACATAATTGAATACACAATAGCCGGTGTTTCAACTTCCAGCACAGGAGCAAACAATGATGTATTGAGTGTCTATCCTGCTCTTGTGAATATACTCACAGGTTCAGGAAATGTTCCTATAGTTACACCAAATCACATCGTCAAAGGCGACACAATAACAAAAATTCCCGATGGAACTATAATTTCTAATGTTAACGTTTCATCAAATGAAATTTTCTTAAGTACATATGATGGAAATCTTACATCTACAAATTTACAAGTAGGTGATAAAATTTACATACATCAAGGTGTAAGTGTAACTTCTCCAGGAGCAGGATTTATTTCCAATCCTCAAATTGCTGTTAATGGAGGACACACTCAAACAAGTTATACATGGGATCATATTGCTCGTGGAGAATTCCACGAATTAGAATGGAAAATTCAATTAACTTCTCCAGAAGATCCTAAAAAATCTTTCTTTTATGCTTCTGGAATACAAAGTATTGATAGCCTTTTCAATAACACAGTTTATTTGCCATACACCGGAAAATATACAGTACAATTAGATTTAATAGATACAAATAACAATATATCAAATAAAATTAAATATGATTATGTGAATGTTTATATACCAGAAGCAGATTTTTCTTTTGTTTCAAAAAGTGTAGATGATGGAAAAACTACATGGGATGATTTTGATCAAATAGTAGAATCTTCGGATATAACGCAACCCATAATTAAAGCAAACACCCCGTATAATTCTCCTGAGCCGGTAGAATATATTTGGGACAATTTTAATTCACGATGGATTAACATAACAAATAATCAAACTGTTTGGAATGATTGCCAGGTCAACTGGGAAACTCTAGAAATCACGGATTTATCAGATATTAATTATCCTAATTTTCCAGATGTTAACAAAATAGAAGTTTTACAAGTTTCTTCACAAGATGTTTATGAAGGTTATGTACTTAGTTATACAGATAACACATCATTTCCTTCAACTTTGAATCCTACATTGACTTTAGCTGGACAATTTATCTATCCTAAATTGAATCCTTCATACGATCCAACAGACTGGTTATATTTAAGAAGAGATGGAAATATCTATCAGGTTCCTATCATTAGCACAAACTATTCATCAATTGGAGAAACAATAATAGAACTAGGATCTTTGCCTCCATCATCATTTAGAAATAACCCAACTTCTTGGGAAGTTTTGAGAGAAATTGGTGGAACCGTTGTGGTGGCAGGAAACCAAATTTATGATATTAAAACAAATCCTGCAGGATTCATATCCGGAGATTATCTAATACTAGAAAAAAATGGAAATACTCCCATTCTAAAAAGACAAATAATATCTCAAACCAATTTAGAAGGAATTACTATAAAGAACGGCGCAATTTTTTCTGATTTAAAAAAACCTGGTTCAATAGGAAAGGTTTATAAAATTAGAGACTATCATGAAACAAATGGAAATTTATCCTGGAGCTTAGATGAATCTTCAATTAGTACAATATCAATCCCTTCAAATGGCAATGGTTCGGACAATGGTGGAACTTATGATAATTTAGTTCAAAGTTCTACTTCAGGAAATGGATCAGGAGCGTTATTCACAGTTTATTTGGATGGAAACAATTTTAGCGTTTCAATCTTAAAAACTGGTATTGGTTATAATGTTGGAGATACTATAACAATAAATGGAAGCGTTTTTGGTGGAGATGATGGAACTAATGATTTAGTAATGTCTGTAACCACGACACAATCTTCATCTTCTTGGGATTTCATGAATAACTCGGATGAATCTTCTTTGTCTCAAGGAAAGATATTCTTAAATGATTTAAGAATATCTTGTGATCCTTTAAATGAAATTCAGCCTGGATTTACTAGACTTAAACTATATGCATATGATGGATCGCAATTAGTTTATTCTCAGACATTCAGAACAAAACATATTTCATTCAACACAAGTAATGTAGGATTTGTTTACAACTTTTGGCAAGGAAACACGTATGTGATTGATGTAATAGGAGTTGATGGAGGATCGTTAGATGATCTAAGAAACTTTTTAGTAGACTTTGTAAGTTACAACACAACGGCACCAATAGTTTATTTGGAGTATGAGTATGATATTTTTACAACTCGAGAAAGATATTTTGAGGATGTAAGTTCAGATGAATATTTATACCTAGATTATGATAATTACCCTCCAACTAACGATTTTATCGATAGCATAAATTTTGGTGATTCATATAATCAAACAAATTCAAATTGGTTTTATGATCATGGTTTTTTAGGTAATTCATACTCATTGAATATCATCAACACGGGTATTTGGAAAGGAGGAATAGGAACTTTGTTGACTCTTGATGATAATAATTTTGAACTTTTTAGAACAGATTCAAATTTTCTTGCTTCACAACAAGAATTTGATGAAGATTATGCAAAAAGACATATAGGAACTAGAACTTTAAATTGGGAAAATTATAATGAAGTTATATGGAATGATTTTTCTGGAAATTCTTGGGATACTTTAGATTACACAGAGGAATTAGGATGTGAATTTGTAATAAAGACAATAGCAGAAAATGGAACTATTAAATTTAATGAAGATGAAGTTTTTACATTCACATCGGTGAATGATTCTTTCAGTGATGCAAGAAATTTAGCTGCTGCTGTTCAGGATTTAAACAATTCAAACAATTCAGGAATCAGTAGATTTTCATATTCTCCGACATCACTGTACCCAGCAATACAATCAACATCTTACACATTGCCATGCGGAATAAATGGTTATCATATAAACAAGATACAAAAAGGACCTGATGGAAATATATGGGCAATTCTTGAGATAGGAGACACATCATGCGGTTGTGGTATATACTATTATGATGGAATTGCTTGGGCAGAATTAATACTCACAAACTCATCATCAGATCATACATGGGTAGATTTTGGTTGGACTTCTACAAATCAATTAGTGGCCATAACAAGACATTCTGTGTACACTTCTGTAGCAAATAACTATGCTTCATTACAACTTAAATTAACACCTGGACCAAATTTAAGTTGTATGCACCTTGATGTTGCTGATCACTTATGGTTAGGTTCAAATGCAGGTTTATCTCTTTGGGTTTTTGATACATCATCAGGAGAATTTCTAACAGACACTGGAATATCAGGGTTGCCTGATAGCAATGTATGGGCTATCGCGGAGGATTCTGCAAATGGATTAATATGGGTCACAACAGATACTTCTATCAGTAATATCACTTGGGACAGCGATCCTGATAATGTATCTTTTAACCAAGCGTATGGATCAGTTCCTGGATCTTCTGGAGGAACTTTATCTCTATATCCATCAACATTGGATCCAGTACTTACAACTGGCGCTGGAGTTTACATATATTCAATATCTTCATCAGATCCAGGGAACTCTTATTATACAAGACTCTCTAATAATCAAGGGTCTTCTTCTCCTATTGCTGGATCTTTGTTCATAACTTCGGATAATGAAATATTTTTTGTGAATTTTTTCTTAGAAAAAATTCTTCTTGAACCTGTGTTTAATGGAGACCTCTCTTTATATGATTACACTGTTGTACAAGATTCATTATACCAGAACTCTCTTGGATTCAGTAGTACTCGGTTTACATCTGTATTTTATGATGAATCATCGCAGACTACATGGATTGGTGATCATGTAACAAAAATCTGGTCTTTTCAATATTCATCCACCGAGGAAGTTCCTTATTTTGGAAAAATAGACTTAGATACTTTTAACTATCAAAATTCAATGTTCATAAGTGGTTATGAACTCTCGGAATTAGGAGATTCTTTTTATGGAAGTTTCGTAGATGTAGATACTTACATAACATCTATAATTTGGAACGGATCAATGTATCAAATAGGTCTTTCAAAAAATATTCCTAAAAAGGCTTTATTCAATGCAAACTCAATCAATCCAAATATAATAAAAAATGTTATCGGGTTGACTGAAAAAGATTTAAGAGTCGGAGACTTGATTTCCGGAGATAATATCACGGGTGTTGCGACAGTTATGGAAATTATAAAGTCTGATGGAATGATTAAAGAAATTATCATAGACATACCTTTTGATTATGAATCTACTCTTAGTAATTTTTATGTAGAATGGTACACTTTTGATAATGCAAAATTGTCAATTCCTTGGATTTGGAATGAAATACTTATGAATGATTCAAAGATTTATGCATCAGCAAAAAATCCAAGTCTAGATAATTTAGGCTATCTTACTGGAAGCAACGGGGTGGAATTTTTGTTTCCACAGGATGAAAATACAAATTTAGGTGACATTACATCTACAATTTCTCATACGTTTCCGATGAATAATTTTTATAAATGGTTTGGATATAAAATTGGAAATGTTGGCTCATTTGAGTATGGAATCCAACAATTTTTACAACAATATCGCTATGCTCAAATATATTACAATCTTGGAACTTCTCCTTTAGGAACTCCTGGATGGTATCCAGCAGACAATTTACCATTAGTATATTCTTACATAAATAGTGATGTTTTTGATAACATGGATGATGCAAAGGCATCATCAAATAGATTACCTTTTGAAAGATCAATAGGAGGATCTTATACATGGGAAGAGACTCATATTGGTATTAATCAAGATAAATTACCGGTCGGTAGTTCTGTGCTCTTATCTTCCGATGTAAGCTCTATTGCAGGAAAAACTGCATTCCTTTGGAAGATAATCGAAAATGGTACTGTACTGGTAGAAACCACAGATCCTCAACTACTTTGGACTTTTGGCTACACCGGAGAATTCGACGTAGAGCTTACGATATTTGACACAAATGGAAATAATAAGACAATGAGAAAAAATTCTTTCTTGATTGTATATGCATCTGAGATGAATTCGTAACAAATATATATAAACTATGAAAGGATATAGAGTCAATGAAGTATTAATAAAAGGGAAAAAGTCTGAAAAACTAGCTGTGTTTGATTTAGATGATTGTTTGATCATTTCAAGCGCTCGCATCCAAGTAATCGACCCTGAAACGCATAAAGTCATCAAGACTTTGACTCCTGCTGAGTTTAACTATTTCAAACCTACCAGAAAAGTCAATCTGTCTTTTAAAGAATTTGAGGATTACGACATTCTCAAGAAATCTCATTTCATTCAAGAAGTCCTTCATAAGCTTCTTGATTACTACAAATCAGGAGTTCACGTATCAATCGTGACGGCTCGTTCAGATGCAAAAATGATCGGGAAATTTTTCCTAGAAAATGGTATTGCAATACATCCAGACTTGATATTTGCTATCAGTGATCCGACACTCCCTTTCAAGGGCAGTATCGCTGAAAAGAAAAAACAAGCTCTCCAGTCTTTGGTACAACAAGGTTATTCAAATTTCATCTTCTTTGATGACAACGAAGAAAATCTTATGCTTGCTAAAGAATTGGAAAAAGAAGAGGATGTAGTAGTCAAAACCGTAAAAGTATAGCCTATGATTTTAATGCAAATTGCAGAAGGATGGTTCAATGGGTTTTTAAAAGACCTCAACCTTCTCGACGAAAAAACCAAGAAATTGGGAGAATCGCGCATGTCTGTTTGTTTAAAATGTCCTATTAGAACCGGTGATCGATGTGATCGAAATAAAGCCGGATCGAACAAACATGGGATCCCATTTAATGGATGTGGATGTATAATCACCAAGAAAACTTTATGTATAGAATGTGTTTGCCCTGGCGGACATTGGTAAAAAACAAATATATGGCTAAGACTACATCGAAAACCCGAAGAACAAAGAATGAAGAAGATTTCGAAATGGAACCGCTGCAACAGCAACCCATTTTGTCAAGCATTAAAGTTAACTTAAAATGCAAAACAGAGAAACAAAAGACACTGTGCAAATTAATCGAGTCAAAAGATGTAACGATCGCTGCCGGTCCAGCAGGATGTTTAACAAAAAATGAAAAAATAAAAGTATATATGCTAAGAAATAAACCTTAGTTTTATGTATAAATCTGATAATTTAAAACAATACACAAAAGATTTACGCAATCTAATAAAGAATGATGACATAAATTTTATGTCTTTAAAAAAATATTTTACAAAATATGCAGAAGAATTGCATTTAAAAGTAACAGATGATCTTGTAAATAAAAGTTTATTTAATTTTGAAAAAAATAAATTAATAACACAAATTAATTACTTAAATATTTTACATTTTGGTTTTTCAACAAAGAAGAAATCATTGGATTTCTGGATATCTAGAGGATGGAGACCAGATGAAGTGGAAGAAAAAATAAAAAGCTTAAGTTCTTTCAGTTATTCTTATTTATTAAATAAAGGATATTCTAAAGAAGAAGCTAAAGAAATAATTAGTAACCGTGTCAAATCAAATCATGCCACAAAAAACCCAAATTTTGATACCAGAGTATATGGAAGATCAGTTGATTATTATAAAAAAAGAGTAAACAAAAAAACTGGGGTCTTTTATACCGAGGATGAAATTCATGACATAATAGTTAGATTGCAATCGAATGCTTCAAAGATAAGATGGAAAAAACATAAAGAAAATCCTACATATAAATCATTAAACACTAGAATAGAATACTACATAGAAAAAGGACTAAGTATAAAAGAAGCTGAAATTGCTTTAAAAGAAAGGCAGGCTACAAATAAGGTTTCATATTATATTTCTAAATTTGGTAAAGAAAAAGGACTAATTAAGTACAATGAAAGATTAAAGAATTATAGTAATAAAATAAAAGAAGATTGGAAAAAAAATCCTTATAAACGTTGGAATTCAGGAAAAAGATATTCAAATTCTTCTATATTATTTTTTGATTCTATATTAAATGAATTAAAAGATCTTAAAAATTTTGTAGTTTATTATAAAAATAATGAATTTTTTATAGTAAATGATTCTTCTATATTTTTTTATGACTTTTGTATTAAAGAATTAAAATTAATTATAGAATATAATGGATTAGCTTTTCATCCAAAAACTGAAAATCAAAATTGGAAATCTATATGGGGAAATTTTAGCGCAGCAGAAATTTATAAAAAAGATATGTACAAAAAAGATTTAGCTGAATCTAAAGGTTTTACTTTATTAACAATATTTGAAGATGAAGAAACAGAAAAAAAACAAACCATAATTAATGAAATATCTAAAAGAATTAGGGAGAGACACGATAATAGCTGATCTTCTTAACTATTATGAAGAAGATCAGCTATCAAATTATTCTGATGAGTATTTAGAAGAGTTTTTTTCTAACCACATTAATGCTAATGCAAAAGAATTAAAAATTTCTGAAATTTTTAATGTGCATGAAAAAATTCTAGTTAATTCTTTAGATGGATATGTATTAATTACTGATAAAGTAATAAAAGAGAACTTGGATTGTTTTACAGTAACATTAAAAAATGGTGCAAAAATTTCTTGTTCATATAATCATTTAGTAGAAACAAAAGATGGGTGGAAAAAAATAATTGATTTGACAAAAAAAGATTTAATATTAACATCTGACGGATTTATTTATTTTAAAAATAAAAGAAAACTTAAAAACCAAACAGTTTATGATTTCCAGGTAAATCATCCTAACCATAGATATTTAACAGCATCTGGAATTTCTAGTCATAATACTGGCAAAACTTATATTGCTTGCGCCGAAGCTTTAAGATTGCTAATTGCTCCAACATCTACTTTTAAAAAGATTGTGATCGTCAAATCGGTAACCGTATTGGAAGGAGAAGACATTGGTTACTTGAAAGGCAATATGAAAGAAAAAATGGAGCCTTTCATGAATTCTTTCATGGACAACTTTTACAAAATCATAGGTAAAGAAAATTCGGTGGCTCTTCTTGCATCCGAAATCATAGAAATTCTGCCGCTTGCGTACATAAGAGGAAGAAGCATCGACGAGGCAATCATCATTATCGATGAATCACAGAACATGCCAAAACACCACTTAAAGAGCACCGTCACTCGAATTGGAGAAAAATCAAAAATGATTTTTCTAGCAGACGAGGATCAAGTCGATTTAAAGAACAAAAAAGACAGTGGTTTGACTTGGTTTTTGGATGTGACAGCGGATCTTGATGAATTTGGAACTATGAGATTTACTAAAGATGATGTCGTCAGAAACCCGCTGATTTCCAAATTCTTGAAACACATCGAAGAAAAAGAGTCTACTCAGAATTCAATATAATTGATGTAGCTTTTTTGTTTGAACCAATCTGGTCCATAGCTAACGGTGATTTGTTCATCAGCCTCGATGTCACTGATAGCAACCACATGTGCCAACTTATTTTTTGTGTCGACGACAAATTGTGAATTGTTTTTATTGCTGTGATTGTATAAGCTCAGGTAGCCTAGCATAATCGCAGCAGTAGAGACACCTCTTTCATCTGTTCCCCACATAACAGCGTAACGATCAATGCCAATCTCGGAATCTTTGATCCCCTCTCCCATTGATACAAATATCGCTAGGTCGATCAGTCTTTTTGGGTACAAAAAGACGGGTGATGTTTCTATGCAATCACCCGCTTGTATTCTTTCTTTTGTAAAAACTCCCCATCCATCGATTTCGGGAATCCTCTTCAGAAATACTTTTTGACTAATTTGTGCTTCCATTGAATGTTACAAGTTTCGATGGAGTAGATACGATTTCTTCCGGAATTCCTGGAATCTTGTCTGCGTAAAAAGATGGAATCTTTCCACAGCTTTTGCAGATGATAACATCAGCTGGTATAATTTCTTCTCTTCCTGATGGACTGAGCAATGCTGATACCTTTTTGACCATCACACCGCTATCGAAAATTTTTCCCCCACAACTACATGCAACCCAGGGAAGAGAGTTGATGTCAAATGGCAAGCTTCTGCCTTGTTCGTTTGTCATATATTTTGTTTTGTTCTAAAGTATCTATCCTTCATCCGAAGTAAGTATATTTTTTATACGGTTTCTCGAAATAGTTTTCAATAGAACTAAAAAACTTTTTTGTATATAATCTCTAATTCAAATTGTTAATAACTTATCATACAAGTTTCAAAGAGATTGATTATATTTGTTATAACAAAATAAAAATAGAATATGTTTACAAAAAGCAATCTGTCAAAAATGCTGTTTCTGGATATAGAAACCTGTGGCAAGTACAAAAACTATGAAGACTTTTTAGCCGCAGATCCAGAAGGAGCTTCGATTTTTGCCGGTAAGTGTAAGAGATTAAATTTTGGAGATCCATCCGAAGGATACCTTGATAAGGTAGCACTTTTTCCTGAATTTGGAAAAATCGTTTGTCTTTCTTATGGAATATGGGCCGATGGAATCATCACAGTAAAAACAATTGAGGATGAGGATGAGGAAATTCTATTGAAAAAAGCAGCAAACTTGTTTAACAAAGCTGCAACAAAGAGTTTAGCTCCTACTGGCTGGAATATCAAAAACTTTGATATTCCTTGGATCGTTAGAAAAATGCTTATGCATGGAATAGCTGTTCCTTCTTCTATCGAAACTCACAACAAAAAACCTTGGGAAGTGTCGATCATAGACCTTAAAGAATGGTGGAAGAGCTTTTCTACACTCGATGTAACATTCGAAGAAGCTGCTTACAGCATGTCGATACCTTCGCCAAAAGATGAAATGCACGGTGGACAAGTACACGAAAACTATTGGTTCAAAGACAACAAAACCGGAATCTTTACGTACTGTGAAAAGGATGTGAAGACGATGATTCTTATGATTGAAAAAATATACTATACGTATAATGCAGGATCACTGGTTTAACCATAGTTATAATATAATGAACTCAAAAGACAAGCCTTTATTTAAGCATGCTTGTCTTTTGAGTTCATTTTCTATTTTATTTACTTTATAAGTCCAAGAAGATTTTACTTCATATACTTTATTTTCTGAAATGATAAAAAAATCAGGATAATATTTTCTAATCTTATTATCTTGTTCATATTCAATATATCCTATTTTTTTATTAATTTCTTTAACACTTGTTAAGATGTCATCTTCTTTATATTTTAACAATAAAGAATCTAATACTTTCCCTTCATATCCTTGTAAACGAGCAATTTTACCAGATGGCAAAATATAATCATAAAATAGTTTTGAATTATTTTTTTGAGATTCCATAACATCAGCAGTTTGCATTGGGTGTCCACCATATTTTTCTTTGAATGTTCTTTTAATTTTTTTATGTGTTTCAGGATTAGAAAATGCGCTTACAAATGTTCCATTATTAACTCTATATGTTGTGTAATTATTAACACCATATTTTAACATAATAGAAGTATTTAGATTTTCTTTTGTTTTGTCAGTTTGCATTGGGTGCCCACCATAGTTTTCTTGAAATGTTTTATTAGCAGCATTTTGTTTTTTATTTTTCCAAATTTCGCATTCTTTATTGCAACATAAATTATCGTAACCTAAAGTAAAACCGCGATATTTTTTATTTCTTCCACATAAGCATTTTGGAATTTTTATCATGTTATGATAATAAAGAAAAATATCCTCTTTAAGAATCCCTGATAATTGTGGAATTTCTTTAATTAATTGATCTTTATTATATTTACTGAGGTTTGACAATGCAATTGCTAAAAAATGTCCTCCTTTTAAAATTTCTTCTTTTAAATGTTTTTTAAGATTCTTCCCATTCCACATAAAAACTAAATTATTTTATAGTATATAATAATATTAACAGAACAAAAAATTACACAAATCATGCCGGAGCTAAGTGAGATTAAAATTATGTCTGACTTTATTAATCATGTAACTTCGATAGAAAAATTTTTTGAAAGGATTGAAAAGTCACCTGTATCAAAAGTGAAAACTCCACTTGAAGTATTCAATGGCGGTGTATTTACGATAGCAAATGCGCAATCACGAGGAAAAGAATTGATGCTGACTTTGGAAATGGTAGGCGGTGATTTGCATAATAGTATCCAACAAAAACTATTAGTAAGTTTAGGCATGAGTGGAAATTGGATTTACATGAGAAAAGAAAGCGCAAATCTCGAAAAAGTGCTGAAACACGCCCATTTAAGATTTGTGACGACTCACGGAAATTACTTGGTACTTCATGATGTCAGAAGATTTGCCAAGTGGAGATGGGACGACAATTGGAACAAAGGAAGAGGCCCTTGTCCATTGACAGAGTATGATAAATTTTGTGAAAATATAAAACTTCAATGGAAGAAGCACCGAGCTTTCAAAGTCCCACTCAATGAATTGCTGATGAACCAAACATTCTTTAACGGAGTTGGAAACTATATTAGAAGCGAATCCTTATATAGAACAAAAATAAATCCTTTTATTATAGCTAATATGTTAAATATAAAAGATTTAGACAATTTATTGTCTACCATACATATTTGCTTCAGAGATTCATATACGCTAGGTGGTGGACAACTTAGAGATTGGCATAATCCTTATGGCACAGAAGGAAAATCATTTAAAGAGTGGATAAAATGTTATGGATTAAGTACAATGAATAAAGTAAAAGATAATACAGGTAGAACTTTTTGGTATGATCCTATATGGCAAGAAGAATGTAAAAAACTATATTATTAAGTTTTTTACATACGGGGTGATGTATAAATAATAATAAACTTATGAAATATTATGTTTACTATCTTATAGACCCGTTTACAAATAAAGTATTTTATGTAGGTAAAGGTACAGGTAAAAGAATGTACATGCATGAAAAAAGTGCGTTAAACGGTTTTAAACCAAATAATAATACTGCATTATACAATAAAATAATTGATATTCACATAAATGACTCATTTGTAAAATATGAAAAAATATTTGAAACAAACGATGAAACAATTGCTTATCAAGTTGAAATGGACGAAATCTTTAAAATAGGCATTCAGAATCTAACTAATTTATCAACAACTAGAAATTATAAAGGTAATTCAGAATATGTAAAGATTGGTTTAAAACGTAGCAAAAAAAATTTAGAAAGACTAGAATTTATTAAAACAGAAGAATACCGTAATAAATGTAAAGAAAATAATACAGGTGATAAAAATCCGATGTTTAACATTAAATGGAATTCTTTACAAAGAAAAAATATAATAGAAGCAAATAAAAAACCAAAATCTGAATTACATAAAGAAAACATAAGCAAATCATTAAAAGGCAGAAATATTACAAAAGAACATCGAGACAATTTAAGCAGTTCTCTTAAGAATTCAATTATATTCCAAACAAAAATGAAAAGTGAAGAATATAGACATGCACAATCTATAAAATCACAAGGAGCAAACAACCCAAATGCAAAAACCTTTAAATTTATCTCTCCTGAAAATATAGAATATATAGTAACAGGATCATTTGTAAATTTTTGTCGTGATCATAAATTATCTTTATCCAATATGCGTAAAGTAAAAAACAAAGAATTAGATGAATATAAATCTTGGAAAGTTTTAGAAATTCTTTAAATTATATTCGTGCTGAAATTCTCTATCGTCTTGGGATTAACCCATTCACGATTGCAAATGAAATCAGCATCGATGATTTAAACAACTTACTTAATCTTTGTCATCTATGTTGCAGGGACTCGTATTCATTAGGAGGAGGACAGCTCAAAGACTGGCACAATCCCTATGGGACCGAAGGTAGGACTTTCAAAGACTGGATAAAATGTTACAGCGTTCCAGGAATGGAATCATTGACGGATAAGACTGGTAGAAGATTTTGGTACGATCCTAAATGGAAAGAGTAATACTATGATCCTAAATTATGTGGTTGATATATATAGAAAAAGTAAAACAAAAACTATGGCAACCATATCAGTAACACAGATTTTAGGGGGTGATAACATTGCAGGGTCAAGAGTCACAATCAACAGTAATTTTAACACAATTGTAAATGCAATTAATTCTCAAGGAACTTATTTAGACACATCTGCAACTCCAGGAGCAGCATTGAATGTAGGTTCTGCGTTAGTCAAAGCTTACACACGTCCTACAACCACACAAATCTTCACTTGCGAAGCGACAGGTTTATTTGGTGGAAATTTAACCGTAGGACAAGATACCGGGATAACTCGAGATTTAACTGTTGGAAGAAATACAATTCTTCACGGAACATTAACTATCGACGGATCAGGCGGAGGAACTGGTTCTTCTATACTATCATCAATTCCATTTTCACAAGATGCTGCAAACATCAATCCACAATTTTATTCTGGCGGAAGCATAAACTCTTTATCAATAGATCCAACTTCTTCGAGCTCGTTAAGTGGAACTGGGACTACAAAAACATTGGTAACAACTTCTTCTTTTAATAAAGTTAATACGATTCGTCTTAACTATTCTAATTACACCGGAGTTTCTCCATACAACTGTTCTACTATAAAGCTACCAAACGTGAGCGATGCAAACGTGGCTAATGGTCAAATATTAAATTTATTAATAGATGCCGTTTCATCTACGTCCGGAACAACAGGAACTTTTGGAATTGATACCTCGAATTGGCTTGGAGGGTATACACAAGCATTGTTTAATGGAACTAGCACAAATGCAACTAATCCAATATTATTTCAATCAATTATCACGGTATTTGCTGACAGCAATGGATGGAGAGTTTTAAATGTCTTTGGACATGATTGCAGTGTATACTAAAAATATTCAGTCTAATGATAGCACCATTAATTAAGCCTATTAGAGTGCAAGGTGGAACTTTCTACACGTTCTCATCAGCATCCGAAGATTTAGGGCTTTCTTTCAACGATTCACAGAGTAAGTTTAGATTTTCTAAATTTTCTCTTTTAAATATACCTAAAGTAGGAAATTCTACGATAGGAGAAAATCTATTGAATTTCTCAAATAGCCCGGGAGGATATAGTGAAATAGATGGATCAAAAACAGCTAACGATTATTTAGCAGAATCTTTCCAAAATTATTGTTTGAACTTAGAAACAATGGTGACTTCTTCACCTAGTTACGATTCAAACTATCCTTTATCCGTTAGTGAAAGAGTTTTTTTTAAGTGGTTAAAAGAAATTGGCGCAATACGTTTCAGACAAGCAAATATTGGAATTGAACAATCTTCCTCTTCTTATGGAACACGTTTTGTCGAAGAAGATGAATCAACTACATACACTAAAGTAATAAAATATGTAGGAGACATTAACATACTAAATACCGTAAGAAATAATAATAACGCATTTTCAGAAGTTTATGTGTATGTTCCAGTATCTCATGGAAATACTCCGGTTGTTCTTTTTAATACTATCAGTGATACTAATTATGCTCCTGATCAAGTCTATACAAATACTCCGTCTGATCCTCTTGACAACACACTTATCTATGGTAGAAATAATTCTACAATTCAACCAGCTGGACTGTCGATTCAAGCTTTCTTTGATAGCGACACGAACATTTTTGCTACATTAGATCCATTTGGTGCTGAAGGGTATGCGTATTCATATAATTTTACCACAAATTCTTGGATACAAGAAGGACAGCCAGGATTCAGTTGGTGGTACCCAGATCCAATTGAAAATTCATATTTTACGCAACCTTCAACATTTACAGATCCTTCAAATCTTACATTAAGAATAAGTAGCGTCAATAAAGAAGTAACTTTTGTCAGATCAAATCTTGATGGAATTACAACAGAATTCAATACTAGCGTGTATTCAGGAATGAATGCATCATCCATAACAAATTTTGGAACTTATAATGAAACACCAACTGCTCAATCATTTGATTTTAATGCAGTGCTTGTTTATTATGATCTATACAATCCAACAACCAGCGAATCAGAAGCTACTAATTTATTTGGGATTCTTTTTCTTGATAAAGTCGATCCATTACCTTCAGGTGGTGGAATGATTCCGGTATTGACAAAATACAAACCAAACTCTATCACAGGAGATAATGGCAACTCATTTGGATTCAGAATCAATCTTAAATTCGATGTGAATGCACAGGATACCTCCGTAGACACTTCTATAAATGATTATAATCCATATTCATTAGAATTGTACATGGACGCGTTAAATGCTATGGTCAATTCTTATGACTTAATGACACAGAATAATGGCGTGATAATTGATTTGCAAGAACAAATAAATGAACTAAGTTCTTTAATTTTGACGACCAGCAACACATCGGACATTACTGATAGACTAACAAATATAGAAAACACATTATCATCAAACGGAGCAATTTTTACAAATAACCAAAATTTGCTTAACCTTATTGAAAGAAATTATACAGAAATAACAAACATCTATAAGAATTACACTAGTGTTCAAATGTCTTATAACATAGATCTTTTGACGCAAGGAGATGGCATCAATCTTGATAAATCTAATGCTGGTTCGGTTACAGTTTCTTCATCGACTCAAATGTTTAACGTCGGTACAAATCCGATCATTTCAATTGCAGAAGATTTTACAGTCAATCCTTCAAGCTATTCTTATGTTCATAATTTAGTCAATTTCACAAATTATTTAAAAATAACCGATGGTGCTTATGCGGTTCCTTATAGTGTAGATAGGGATGTTGTAATCTATATCAATGATGCTAATATTTCTTGGAAAGCAGGACAAACAATGAGATTTTCCTTTAAATATGGTCTTAATCTTTCGACCACCAGCGGAAATTTTAATTTCATAGTATATACAGATGCAAAAGATAATCTGAACACTGGATTTCCTTATTCAGCTGAAGCCGCATACATAACATATGCAGATTTTGTAGCAAAAGGAAATTCTCCAATAATAGAAATCATATGTATTAATCCAGCTACGTATCAATTTGCATACGATATTCTCTAAAAACAAAACCACTAATGGCACAAACATCAAATAGTTTTGCTTCTGTACTAGCAGATTTTATACGATTGCAAAATAATTCAATCGAGCAATTACAGCAAGTATCCAATGCAGTTTCGAGCAATGCTGACACTGTTACCGTCACCCAAACAAATTCTGACGGAACCACATCAACATTTACGCTTCCATCATTTGGATGGATAAAGTCTAGCATTGATAGAATTGACACAACTCTTAGCACGATGTTAGGATTTGATGGTTCTGATGCTTATATCAGGCTTCCTGACGGAACTTTTAAGAAAATATATCAAGCATCAAATATAACAGATCCTACACCGGTAGGAAAGGTGACTCCTCCTTCTAAATTTATTGCACAGAACAACTGGTTTTTTGATTCATTATTATCACCTTCTCTCAAAGTTAGCATAGATGTATCAAAATATATTCAGCAGATCGAATCGTCGATCTATGTTAAAAAAATGATTCTTAACTTAGATACTGATGCAAAAGTACAATATTTTACCAATAATTTAGATGGAAATAATAACATTGATTATGTTACATTTTTAGTAGAACTTCAAAAGAGAGGAATCACTTATTTTGTGGATGAAGGTGTCCAACCTTTGCCTTTGTCAGTAGTTCGATATACCGGGGATTTTGTAGTAGTTAACACAAAAGACATCGTCACAAACAATACCGACGGATCTACATCGACAAAGCGCTGGTATTTACTAAACACATTAAAGTACAACGACAACCTTTCATTAAGCAAACAGACTTTGACTCTAAAAGTCGGAGATAATTTGCTAAAAGGTGAATCCATATATCAAATTCAACAAATTGACACTTCAACCAATCTTGTTAGAGTCAACAGATCCTCGGGGTATGATCCTTTTGTAATAGGAGAAAGTGTAGCATTTTACTCTGAAGTTTTTTCACCTAAAATAGTTAATGTAGGCATTGGATTTGGAGAATACGATGTCGTATTCTTTAAAACTATCAATAATCAAGAAAATTTAATCGCATCTCAGTATTCTCCAGGAGTTGCTTTTTATACCAATGATCTTACGATTGATCTTACAACAGGTCCAAAAAACTTACAAGATTTTTACAATCAAAACGTACAAGATTTTGGTAAAGTTCTTCTAGCTGGAACAAAAGATAATAAAATTCCTGCAGTGATGGGTGTTTTGCCTAACACTCCTGTTTTAAATTCTGACAATTTTCAGGTAGTAAGCATTAATGATCATAAGCTAAATCAAGCAGATATTGAAGCAATTCGTAAAAAACAAGCCGATAAAGTCAGACTTGAAAAGGAGATTGCTGAATTGCAAGTATCAATAGATGCAAAGAAAGAACAACTTTATACTACTAAATTTAACTCCGATACTGAAAGAAGAGCTGTAAAGAATCAATTAGATAGTTTAATTCGTCAAAAAGATTCTGATTCCTCTTTATATTCTTCAATTGTCAAAGATTTAGCAGTCACTGCTCAAAACCAACCTAGCGCTCTAGATGCTCCTATTTATAGAATAAGAGGTTTTTTTGCAATTCCTGATACAGTTAAAGATGATAATGGAAATGACCAAGCAATCGTACAATTTTACACATACTACCAATATGTAAGTCCAGATGGAAGCTCATCAAATGTAAAACAATTTGACTATCAAGATTCGAGTGGAGCTATCAAAAGAGGCACATTCAGTAATCTTAATGTATCTAAATCAGAAATTAGAAAGAAAGTATATGATCCTGTGCAAGGAAAGTATGTATGGGATTCCGAAGATATTCAAAATGCCGATGTTATTAATATCAATCAGATTGATATTCCAATTACAAATGGTGAGAGCGTAGAATTTTATGTAGTTGCAGTTTCAGAAGCTGGATGGCCTGATAATCCTTTGTTGTCTCTTCCTTCGAATACAATTTCAATAACATTTCCTGCAAATCTAGTAACAGCTGATGAAGCAACATTAGCGCTGACAGAAGCATCACAAGATATTGTTCGCGTCAATCTTGAAGATGATCTATCAGCAAAAGGATTAGACACACACCTTTCTTCTTCATTCAATGCAAACGAGCAATATTATGCTCATGGATCGGATGTTATTTCTTCAAATTTTTATAACTCTTCAGGAAATGTAATAAGTCTATATGACTTGTTGAATACAATGAAAACACAGATTACTGATCTTCAAAATCGTCTAAATAATGTAATAGGAGACATCAGTGTTTCTATAGTTGATGAAGATAAAAATACTAAAACTCCAATCAAAAATGGAGACATTGTTACATTATTTGCTGGATATTACAAAGATTCCACCGGTTTATTGCCGGCAGCTAACCGTCGCGGTGCGATCATTGCAAAAACTTATAAGATTTATTTGGAAAACAACGAAGCATCTCCTCTTCAAATGATAGCAAGAATACCTGGAGGTGTTGCTGAAGATCTTCCAATAAGTTCTTCAATGAATCCAACAATCAATGATCCTGATTATAACAATTATCGTAAGTATGACATTACTCCAATAGTCAATCCATCGATTAACACAAATGATACAAACAACTCTAATAAGATCAGTACTGCTTTCTATCAAAGTGGACAACTAAAAGGGCAGTTCTTATATTCAAGATATACTGATATTGGACTTGTGAACACTTTATATCAAGGAGTGACTGCCACAGATAGAGCAATTTTGCCATCAAGTTCTACCGGTTACGGCACACAGTCTTGGCTATGGAATTGGGTAGACACAAACGGAACGGTTGCAGCGGGAGCAGGACCTACAGGTGGAGGATATCAAAATGAATTTGCTATTCACGTTGATCATCCATTGATCAACCCAGCAGCAGGAACAACTGGTATAAGTTTAACAGGTTTACAAACTCCAACAATTTATATTGATCCATCTTCTGGTTATCCTTTATCACCTGAAGCTGTTAGTTCTTTTAGACACTCTTTTGGATTTAATAATCCAGGTGATAAAAATGTTCCGTCTAAACAATTAGAGTATTCTAAGAATTGGAGCGGAGTCACAATAGCGCCAGGAGCTACTTCATATTCACCAAACATAAGTGATTTACCAGATAAGTTTGGATTTATTGACAATGATAGATACTTAGTAGGATCAAATACTTGTGGAGCTTATTTATTCATTGGGCCAGTTTCTTATAATCAGTTGTTGGTAAATGGAGTAGATGCAAGAGCTACGGCCACAATTAATCCAGGAGATGCCAACGCAATAGTCATACCAATTATTTTTCAATATAGAATGACTGATTACTATGGTCCTTCAATTAATAGCGCTTCAACATCTGCTGGAGAAGGTATTCTCGGAGGCTATAATCCATCATTATCAGTCCCTCCTAAGAATCTTACATATGTAAGACAAATAGGAATTGATCTTTATCAACAAGACAAGCAGACATTTTCTTTTGATGTTCAAGTTTCAGCAACATATCAAAAAGATTCATTAGTTCAACTTTATCAAACAGGTCTGCCATCAACAGTTAAAGATGTCAAACAAGTTACATATGATAAGGCAACCATCAAACGTATATTTTCATAATGACTGGACCTAATTTTTATAATATTGATTTTGACCGAGAAATAGTTTTACAAGGTCAATCCACTACCTTTATCACCATATCTAGAAATGATTCTTACGGTGTAACCGGAGGACATGAAGATGTGTATGTGATGCTTTTTCCAAACACAAAAACATTTCGCTCTCACTATTCTGGAGTTGCTGATTCTTCGAGTTCTTATTCTGATGGAGTATCACAATATAATATTAAACTTTCAAATCCAGGAGGAGAAACAGTCAATCCTAATCAACTATCAATCAATAATCCTGGATTTGGTCCTTCGGGTTCTTATATCAAGAATTCGAATGATTTTGTGTTTGCAACAGACATTTCCATGATTGATAATCTTTTTGTAGATGATAAATATCCTCCTAGTTACATAGGACAGAACTTAGGATCTACAGGTAATATCATATCTCCAGCATTTACAGAAGTTACTGTGTCTTCAGCTGCAGGATCATCTTTTTCTGTCACAGGAACTTCAGGTTCTACAGCAACAGTACACATTGGAACTTGGGAATGGGAAAATCCAAATGATCAATGGAAGATCAATGGAAGATCTCTAAAAGATCTTGAATATATTGCATACACAACACCATACCCTCCGTCGAAAGAAAATGTAGCAAACTTTGTCAACATTTTCGATGGAACGACCCAAAGCTTTTTGACTGATAAGCTTCAAGGAACTGGATATGTTGGAAGACAGATTGGAGGATGGGGAGTCATTAAGTATGATCCTAATGTTCCTAATGCTTCCATAACAATTCGTATTGATTACGATGGCTCTGCTGATTCCCACATGAAATTAAATTTTGTAGTCTGGAAAGTAGATCAGAATGCTGCAGTTAAATCTTTTTCGTATGCTGCACCTTTATTGAATCAACAAGGTTTTACAGGTTTGAATAATTCTGTATCTTATATCAATTCTCCATACGGTGCAAAGTCTGGATCAATTGATCTAGGAATATCTCAATGGGTTGACTATCAAGAAACTCATTTTTTTGGATATACACAAGAACAAAATAAAACATCAAGAGAGACTTGGCAAAATCAATATAAATCAGAAATTAAGATATATGAAGATCTTTCTTCTTACGGATTGATAAAAACAAATCCAAAGATATCTGGGAATGTAAAAATAACACAAGATTCAAATGGTGACATTTGGTTAAATTCTATAGATGCAAATAATGAGCTTGCAGATTCTACATATAAAAAATTTGCAATAAGTTCAAAATCTACTTATGCGAAAGATTTATACACCTTTTTTAAGAATGGAAAAACTCCATCTTCAACCATATTTGATCTTTATCAAGCAGATTCTACATATGAAAATACAAAAAGAAATTTGTACGAACAATACGACAATTTCTATAATTATGGAGTAGAAAACCAAAAAAATCGCTATTATGACGAGGCTTTTTCTTTTTTTGCTCCAATTTGGCTAAGAAATATAGTTCCAGATTTTTTTATTATTTTTAGGTTAGATCACCCTGTATCAGTTGAAAGTTATAATGATCTCGCAACTAACCCAGAAAAATTTGCTGAATTTTTTACAGAAAGTAGGATCATTAAAACTTTTGATATAAGAAGCACCTCAAAACTTGGATCTTATATTAGAAACATTGTTAATGATCCTAGATTTAAAAATAGTCCACTAGATGTAAGTTTTGACCAAGATGTAGCGACAACTTGGTATGGAATTTCGTATGCAAATGGAACTATGTCAGGAAAGGGTGAATTCTTATATGATTACTGGTCACAAGATCGACCTATTATAGAACTTGAAGAATATATCACCGGTGGATTCGAAAGAAACGGAATCATAAGTACAAATTTATTAAATTTAGAATTTTTATTCAATGATGAAACTGCTACTCCTTATACAATCAATCGTTACTTTGGACTATATGTCACGGAAAACCAGCTTGCTAACTTTCAGATAGCTTCGGATGTAATTTCAAAAATCACATCACAAACGCCATATCCTCAAACTGGTGTAGATGCAGAACCATATAGCACAAAATCATTTACTCAATCAAATTCCAATGGGATTCAATTACCTGTTAATTATTATCATAACACTTCATCCGGTGTTAACAATACAAACATACCTGCATATCAAGGAGACGTTATTGGAAAATTTCCGTTGCCATCAATGGTGGATGATCCGCTAAGAATATTTTATGTAAAAGATCGTAATGATCTTTTTAAAAGAATAAAAAAAATGTCTGAAGTTGATTATGGGTATCCAGGAACAGCTGATTATAAAAGAGTAACTCAACTAAATTTGTTTGAGTACACAGATGACATTAGTAATTATGGTGGAGTCAATCAAATGACATCTCAAGCAACAGCTACACTTTTAGATGCTGGAAATGCTCAACTACGTTTACATTTATCCAGTGTAGGTACAGATACTGTTTTTGCTGATCAAGAAGTAATAGAAATTGCGGTTGATCAATTCAATCATGAAACACGCATTCATACATATTATCTTAGATTAACATATAATTCTCTATCTACTGTAAAATTTGAAGTTTTTAAAGATCAATATGTAGAAAAAATAGAGGCAGGCCAAGGATTTTTTATGCCTGGAGTAGGAGAAACTAGAAATCTCTCTGTCACTGATGCAACAAATTTTTCTGATGGCCAATACATATACATCACAAATGCTGGGCAATTTATAGTTAATCAAGTTGATTATGATGCATCAACTATTACAATAACCAATGCTTTTACGAATAAAAATGTCGTGGCAGGAACTGTGGTTAATGATTATGAATTAATCGTAATAGGATTGCCTTCATATGAAATTGAATATGTATATTCTCCTACAAATGCAGATGTAACAATTGATCCTTTGATTACTATTACTATCACAGACACTCCTTCATCTTATGATTCAAGTGTATCTTATAAAATAGATGTCAAAGATACAGCAATCAATATTGTTAATCTTGTCAATACATCAAATACAATTGATGCAAGACTGTCTCCAGCTTATCCACAGTATCGTTGGAGAATGATTGCGAATAGCTCTGGATTGCGTCCAGGAGAGGCTTGGGATTATCCTGTTGAAGACATTGATGGTCATGATTGGGTGACGACATTCAGCAACACTGGATCTCCATCACAAGTAGCCCAAGCATTGGCTCTAGCCATAAATTCTTTTGATAATCGTCCGTGTGATGCAGTTTCTTATAATGAAATAGTGTATTTGAAATCAAAATTAAATGGAGAACTTGGAAACAGCATTGTCATAACTAGAAATATGATAGATGGAATCAGTAATATTTACAACTTAGGATTCTACGATCATAAAAATGTGAATGTTTCAGAAACTGCTAATGTTCTTAAGTTGGGTGGAAGCTCTTTTGTTACTAATCCAATTTCTACAAATTTCTTGGATCAAGTAGGAATTTGCGGAAACACATACACATATCTTAAATTTAAAAAATCAAGCCCTAATGAATTTGCTGATGGATATTATGCGCAAATTAGAATAGGTGTTGATCCAACATCGATACAAACTGCAAGAAATACCGGAACAGAAATTTTTAATACAGTAGTCCCGCCTGATAATATCTTTGTTAATGAAAATCTTCCATACTCTGTAGATATTAGCAATGTTGGATTTGACACATTCGTGGAATATGTAATCGAACAAAGTGTTGGTCCTCTTGCTGTTAAACAATATTTTGTAGGGGGATCAAATAGAAACCGTAATCGTGCTAAAATAGCTTTTGGCGATTCAGAAAGATATTATAGTGACCGTCGAATTAGATTGACTGGAGATATTACATTAGGTTCTGACATCATCAAAAATATAAATGTTGATAATATTTATATAGGTGCGACTGTTGTAGGATCCGGAATTCCTGAAAATACAATAGTCAATGCAATAAGTTTGATAAATGGATTTGTCTACATTAGCAATCTTTCTACAGCTACATTGACTAATAATTCTTTAGAAATTGGAGATCTAAACATCATTAATACAAATGTAATAAATAATCAATGGTTTCAAACACAAAAAGGTAGTTACTCTTCGATATATGGGTGGGATGTTCAAGGAAACTATGTGTATTCATTACCATATCTAGAAGAACCTGTGTATGATTCAAAAAATCAACTACAAGATTTTGTAGATCTTGGAGGGTATAGCGTAATTCAAGTAACAGACACAACACAAGAATTTTATCAATCAGCAGATAAAAGAATAGTTGCATATGATTTATATAGGCCCGCATTGGGAGTTTTTTCAATTTTTCCAATAAAAGAATTTGATGTTGATTTTATTTTTTCTGATTATTCGTACACTCCAATCATAGAATCTTTTAGATATTTCTTTAATGAAACAGTCACCATCGGACAAACTCTAGTGCTTCCAGTTAAAGAAAATTGGGTTGTCACATGTTCAGATGCTGGAAGATATGATATTTTATTTGAGACGTTTAACCCATTAACAAATTCTTGGGATTCTCTAACAACCATTGAGGCTGGGTATGACGGAACTTCAATTATGCTTAATACATACTATCCATTTTATGTATATGATGAATTTGAATCTCCTATTGATGATGAAGATTATAACAATGCAAATTATTATCATGAAACTCCTATCGGAAAAAAATATTCAATAGAAGGATCTGGACTAAGAAACTACATGTCTAAGATTATCACTTATCGTGATGAATTTGGAAACTTGACTGAGCAAGAGCCTGTATCTTTTAGGATAAGTTTTTCAATACCTATAAACACATCGGACGATGATGTATCGGAAAATGCTACATTTAATATAAAGAAAAATGATTATTCACAAGACAAAGATCTAGAAAAATTTCAAGGATTTCTTGGTTTGGAGGATATACAAACACAAGAAGACGTCGAAGCATTTAGAAGTCTTATAGAAAAGGGAGAATATATTGATGCTTTTTTATCACAGTTGTTAAAATCTGAATATGATAGGCTAAGAGAAAATTATAACAAGAGTTATGCAACTAAATCTCGAGTAGTTCCTTATATCAGTAAATGGGTTCAATTAGGCACAGATGCAAGAGACAATTATTATCGTTTGAATACTTCGAAGGCATTTGGAATTAGCAATCTATCTCCGGATAGCAGTGTAAATTTTGCTGAAGCTTCTTTGTTGACTAATGAATTTCCATACTTAGACACTGTTCCAAAAGATTACCCCGAAGAATCTTTAGAAGGCTCTAGATCGTATATGTTTGCCAAATTAAATGATATTGCTAATGCAAATACAATGAAAACTTGGTATGATTTGCTCACATCTGACACCTCTGATGATTGGTTTACTAAGTATTTTTCTGTGGGTTATCCTACAGAAATTAGTGGAGCTTCAAATCTTGTAACAAAATCTCGCGAAGAAAGATTCACGTTCTTTGTTTATAATAATGGATTAGAAAGATCACAGACATTATTTAGAGGAGCAAAAATACAAGTTATTGATCTCAACGATCAAATTAATCCACCGGTTGAAGTAAGTGCTTCTACAAAATATGATGGGTATAAATTTGCTTCAATTGCGCAAGTATTACCACACACTCCATTTACAAAAGAAAAACCTGTGAGCATCGAAATATGCAAAAACGATGTTTTCAAAACAATTTTGATGATTATCACGATTAAGATTCAAGATTATAGAATTCAATCAGGATTAAATGATTATCTATTCTTTTATGCTGTTAATGATCAGCTAAAAAATTATGGACAACAGCAAGTGATGACAAACATTAGCGGTCCGCTTGCTGTTGACAATACATTAACGCCAAATAAATTTGCGCCGTATAGTGATTTCAGCATAAGCTCATATACTGATTTAGCAAAAATGAGACCAAGACAAGGATTTCTTGGAGCAGGATATTTAGAATTAGGAGACACTTTACTAGGAGGTGTCGTAATTGAAAATGGTGAAAACCCGATTGCTTCTGGAAATAATTATACATTCAATTTAGTTTCAGTTGACCCTTCATTCAGCTTTTCAGTATTGGATGAAATTATTCCTACATTAGATAAATACAAAAATAAATTTAACTCATATTTTAATTCTTCAAATGTTGGATCTGGTGGAATAAACGTAGTGCCTACATCTTTTACTCAAGATGGGAATCTGTACAAGCTTCTAAATGTATTATCTTCGAACGATGAAACTTTTTATCAATTAATCAACAGACAAGATAGTCGTCTAACAATAGATAGATTCTTGCCTTCTCAAATATCATTTAATTCATCGCTAAATCCTATTGTTTCATCGTTGTTATCGGAAAAGCCACCGTTTAACATCTTATCTAATCAGTACTCTTTGACAAATAGTTCTTCATCTCATCCGAGTGAAAATAAATTATCTACGATTGAAACTTACAATATTAAAGGCGGAACTGATTCATATGCATACATAAAAAATATATTGACATATGCATCGATTTCTAATTATGTAAATGAGGGATCATCATTCATCGAATATTATAATGTTGTGAATGGCGTTAAGACTCCTGCATCAGATTATTCTTTACAATTCATTCAAGCTGATCAAATTATAAAATCAGGTGTTCTTGTATATGTAAACGATGAAGATAAACCTATTGAATACTTAGGAACTAACAACATAGGCTATAACATAGTAGATACTAATCAAAGTGAAGTCATATACCGTCACAGAGGATCTTATGAACCAAAGTCTAGAGATATTTTATCTTTCTGGGTTCGAGAAGATCAGGCAACAACCGAGCATTTTGAGAAAGATTTTTTACTATCAAATACACACTTTAATGATGCATCACCGCTATCTGGTCTCATTAAAAATTATGGCATAAATAAAGTATCCGATGCAGAAATACTAAAAATATCTAAAAGTTCTGCATACCCGAGTTTATACCCATTAATATCAGAAATTTCTATTGATGTAAAAGATAATTTTGTATTTGATAGCACATGGGATAAAGAATTTTATCGTAAATATTATGACATAAAAAATTGGAATGGAGTTGATGGAATAAATGAAATGAAAGAATTTAAGTCTTTCATGGGATCAAAAGCAATGAACATTCCTTACACTCAACAGCTAGAGACTTTTAATACTACCGAACTTACGTACACAATAATCCAGTCAGCGCAAGGAGTAGGAGTGCAACAATTGTCGTCAAAGACAACAGATTTTACCGATTCCAACGGTAACACCGTTCCAATTCTGTCAATCAACATAGATGTAAAAGCAAGACTTCTTAGACAAATGATCGAAGACATCTCATCTTCACAAAACTTTGATGAATTTTCTTGGTTACAGACCTTAGGAATACCGGAATTTAATTCACTATCATCAGCTGATATATTAAAAATGAAGACAGATTACTTAAATAAAAATATTCTTCAATTATATCAAATCTCTCAAGTAAACTTATACGCATATTCAAAAGAAGGATTACTTATAGTTGATTTATCTTTATCACAAGCACAAAAAATAGGCGAGGGGTACCGCATAGATAAGAATTGCAAAGTTACTACAGATTCATCAACATTTATGACAAACATCACAAAGAACATCGATACAAAAAAACCAAATGGATATGCAGTAGAGGTGGTACTTGTAAGAATTTAAGATCATATAATGTTTGGTTGATAAATATATAAAATAAGATAAAAAAACTAATAGGAATGCTCAATCTCCAACAAATACTTAACAGCGACAGTATATCAACACTTGTCGGTAAATTAAACACCAATTTCCAACAGTTAGCTTTGTCAGGAGGTGGACCGCAGGGCATACCAGGAGAACAAGGGATTCCTGGTCTTCCAGGGAGACAAGGACTTGTAGGTCCACAAGGCCCATTAGGTCCTACAGGGACTGTAGTTGGAATCATTCCATTTGGAACTACCGCTGGAGGAAGCACAGGTCCTACAGGAATTGCTGGACCTTGGAACACAAATTCTTATGTATATCTTACTCAAAGAATTGGTACTGGGACTAATTATGTAGGAGATATATGGATAGATCATTTCAATGATGGTTTTTGGAAATATATTGATTCTCCGGATGAATCATATACTGGAACAAACAGTCCATACAGCACATCTGGAACTGCTGGAGTTCCTCCATCTGGAGGATATTTTGGAGGTGAAGGATGGTATTTCTACCCTATGTCAGGAAATAGGAATGCGGTTACTGGTGATGTTTGGGTCAGTGATACTACAACATATCAATCTAAGCCTACTTATGAATACGGCCCATCCGGTACAACAAATCTCACGGTAAAAAACGGAAGATTTCTTAGTAAATATGGAACCATTTGGATTTCTTCTGGGAATGGAGTCAATGGCACAGATGGTATTTTAGAATCTCCATCTCTATATGAATGGGGTTATACTGGAATTGGTAGCGGAAGCCCCGCAAATCCAGGAAGATATAATAGCGGAATAGATCGTTTGTATTTTAAGGAAAGCGTAGATAGCTTACCTTATCTTTCAAATGTAACCGCACGAAGCTGGATCGATGCATCAGCAACTGGTGATGGACCCGCTTCTTCAAGCGTTGAATATCCGGTAATAGGTGGAGCTCAATTTTCTGGAAGAACTAATTGGGTTTCTCCATTATATGATCCGTCATTAGATCAATATACTCCTCTTAAATTTTATACAGAAAGACGTGATGAATTTATATCAGGATACAATTTCGGAACTTTAGGATTATATATGATTTCTAGCGAAGCAAATGCTGGATGGACATCCATAGATGATGAATCAATATATTTAAAATCCTTATTTGTATATTCAACTCGAGTAAGTCTATCCCCTGATGCTGCAAATGCAGAAAGCTTTACAGGATCGCTAAGCACAGAAAGCACAAAAAATCTTGGTGAAATGTTGTTTGATGTAAAAAGATTAATATCATCAAATCAATTTGTATGTTCAACTCCAGCTGATTTATACAGATCTTCTGATTATTCTTCTTTGCATGCTTACATAGAAAGCTTAGATACTTCAACTTCTTATACAGTAACACAAGGTTTTATAAGTGCAGTTAACGGAAAATCATTGACAAATCTTGATGCAAATAGTACAAACTTTTTAGATTATGGAACTGGTGATGGATCCTTAGGATCCATTGGAGCGACTGGCGCTGCCGCCAACGGAAATTATACCAGAAGTACCTGGTATGGATCCGCTTTTTACGCAAACCCAAGTAACTGGTCACAGTTATCAGATTCAAACAATCCAAGCTCTGATACTTCAACTAACCCTAATTATGCTGATAAAATGTATCGATTAGCTGGAATGAGAGAGCGAGGAAAAAAGACTTGGGATGTTAATAACAACACCCAATTTCTTAGTGAGCTTATTTTTTATACATCTAGAATCGATTATGGAAATTTGGGTTATACTGGAACTACTCAACTTGACGTCACAAATATAGATCCGACAATCAATCAACAGAGTAGCGTGCCTTCTTTGTACATATCTTCTTTTAGAAATATAGGTATTGGAACATTTGCAGCAGATGATTCAGGAGTATTTGAACCAAATGCTCGTCTACATGTAAGAGCTTTTATAGGTTCTGGTTATACAGGACCTGTTTATCATAGTGTACAAAATTCAACTGATCCTTTTGCTTCATATCCGAGCAAAATTTGGAAGACTGCTGCATTTGTAAGTGACATCGGAAATGTACCAGGAAA